CTACTAATGAATTAGTTTGTAATCCTCCGTTTTGTTGTATAGTGCTACTATCAATTACTTTTATTTGATTACCACCCGTATTACGGATAATTACATCTGTTGAAAATAATCTTTGTAATCTACTAAATAAGCCTTTATCTGCCATTGTATATAGTTATTGTTATAAATATTAATTATAGAAGCCAACTTATATCTTCTTTCCCTCCATCGGTATCTATATGGTAAGGATTATCATTGCCACTAGCAAAATATCCTCCTTGATATGTTGTTCTATTTACTTTTATGTTATTTAATGTTTTTCTAGTTATATCTAAACCTCGTTGTCTTAATTTTAGTGCTGTATCTCTAATATACATAGCTATACCAAAAGCCATAACTAGATCATCATTATATCCTGTTTGCGCTTCTGCCCTACCATTTTTCCAAATAAACACTTTCATTTCTTCTACTAATCTTTTTGATTGTATAGTTACTCCTTTATCTGCTATATATTCTTGAAATTTACCTATTACCATAGGTCGCGTTCTAGATGACATAGTAAAACCAGCTACCATTTTGGAGTGGTCTTGATATCTATCAAAATACGAATTAGCATTGGAGGAGTCACTCTTTTGTGAATAGTAAAGATTTGAATATGCTCTATCAACAGCTACTTGTATTGTAGCCCAACCAATATTTGCATTTTCTATAATAAGCATTGCCTCATTATATTCAGTAGCTAAACCTACTAGTAAATGGCCAAATTCTTTAGTACCTAATTGCCCTTTATATTCAGCTACTTGTACATTATTTTCTACATCCATAACATGACAAGTAGAAAAATCTTTTCCATCTCCACGGGCAACATCTGCTACTACCATATAGTCCCTACTATAATCTGGAGATTCCCATACCCATAAGTTTTGGTCCGCACCTCTTCTTTCCATAGGTTCTTTAATATGAGACTTTTCATAAAATTCTAAATACTCATTATAAAATACTATATCACCTGAAGTACTAAAATCACAATCACATTCTTGTGCTGCTAATCTAGGGTCACCTAATAAAGCATCTTGTGCATCTCTCCAAGTTTGATCTCTTTCTGGGTGTACATACCAAGGTAATTTGATAGGTAAAAAATCATTTTCACCAGCTTCTGCTTTAACCCAAGTTTGATGGAACCAATTACCTGTACCATATGGAGTTGATAATACTATAGCCCCACCACCCGTTGCTAGGGTTTGTTGTGCAGAAGCCCATGTTTCGGCAATGTTATCAATAAAAGCTGCCTCATCAATTATTAGCAAAGATACTGCTTCTGATCTTGCGGCATCTGCATTTGAAGATTTTGCTTGTATTTTTGAACCATTTACTAATCTAAGAGATAATTTATTATTTTCAGCAGAATCAACTTTAAGCCATGAAGGTAAATTTTCCCACATGAATTGTACTTTTGTTACTAAATTTCTTGCTGTTGCTTGTGTAGTTGCTAGTGCTAATACGTTTCGATCCTTATGGAAAGTCATTAACCATAAAGAATAACCTGCTGCTAATGTTGATATACCTAGTTGCCTAGATTTTAATATAGCACTATAATCATTTTCTTGAAATAACGTTAATACTTTTTCTTGGAAAGGGTATAAATTAAACTGTATACGACCACGTTGGGGGTGTTGTATATAACAGTATTTACGCATAAAATGTACTGGATTTTTAGCACATTTTAAATATTCCTGGCGTATTACTTTTTTTAGGTCAGACATATATTATTTTAGTAAAAATATTGTTCCTATAATTGCTGCTATCCCAGCACCTCCCATTAATTTAGTTTTTAATTTTTGTTTTTTTAAATCGTTTTGAAGTCTTTTTGATAATTCTTGAGATAGACTTAATTGATCTGATTTGGTTAACATTATAGATTCAAAATTTCCTATTTGAAAATTTAAATTTTTTATAACACTATCTTTTAAAATAACCTTTTGTTCTAATAAATTTATTTTACTAATACTAAGTGATAGTTCTTCTTTAGCTCCATCACCCTTAATTAAGTCTTTAATTACTAATTTTACTATCGGCCTTTTTAACTGAATCGTTGTACTGTCTATAACGGTCTGTGAAAAACTTTGTAAGCTCATCATTATTAAAAGAATCAACGGCATTAACTTTTTCATTTACTTTCCATTTTAAATTTTTTATTCTATTATCTTTTAGACCAATTTGTTTGTCTAATTTTGATATTTGAACATTTAATGTATCAATTTTAAAAGTTAATTTATCATTCATATGATGTAATGAATCAACTTTTTGTTCTAAGGCTATTATTTTAGCATTGTAATCTTCAGTATAATCTTCTTCATTGGAAAATAATAACCAAGCTACAATAACTAATAAAATAATAATTTTTAATAAATAAAAAAACCTTTCGTTAAATTTCATATTTATTTATCTATAATAGCTTCTAACTCTTTTTTTAATTTAGTTTTATCTTTTAAGACTTTAACTAATTTTTCTTTTTCTTCACCCTCAGCTTTAGAATACTTTTTAGCTAATGATTTCATCTCACGAGTTAATAAAGCTAATTCTTCTTTTGCTTTAGCTAAACCTTTTGTTTTTTTAAGATCTGCTTTAGATGGTTCTTTATCTTCATCTTCAGTTACAGGAGTTTCTTCTGTATCTCCGGCTAAATCTTTTAATTTATCTATTGCTATCTTAAATTTTGCATTATTTAAAAAATCCATTTGTTCCTTTTCTGCCATTTGATTAAAGAAATCTATCATTGCCTTTGCAGCAGATGGAGCAGATTTAACATTATTGTTTATTTTTAACATAGAAGAACTAGGAATTTCTTCTTTCATTACACCTCTTTTAACAATAGCATCATATGCTTTACCAACATCACCTTTATATAATTGATCTACTATTTTTTTACCTAGTTTTTCTAACTGACTATCATCTAAAGAATGTTTTTTACCGAATCCATCTAAATAAGACATACCAATATCTAAATAATCATAAAAAAAGTCTTCACCTTTTGGTGTAGCATCTTCTTCTATACCAGCTTCTTCTTTTGCCTTAGCTAGATCACTCATTGCTTTAGTTAACTCTTCAGTATCTTTAGTATTTTGTTGTGTTTCTTTATCTTCAGATAATTCAGAAATAATATTTTCTTTAATATAATTTTTTAATTCAGATTTTTTCATTACAAAAGTATTTTATTATAAATATGTTAAAGGTTAGTAACATTTAATATTTGTTGAATACGTTCCTCTGTAGATCCAGATATCTTTTCTATTTTACCTGCTTTATGACCATGCCTTTTAATAAGAGTTGTAATAGTAAAATCAATTAAATCTCTATAATGTTCATCTGTCTCACGAATACCATTATCTTCAATTTCTAACCCATAAGGGGATATGTAAAATATATAATCATATTCTCGGATAAATTCACTAGCATATACTTCAAACGCTTCTTTATCTTGATATGATATTGACTTAGCATTCATTGTAAATGCCATTACATCAAGTATAGTTCTATCTGTAATAATATTATCCTGCATTAGTTCACCACAACGTTCAGCTAAAAATACTGTTTGGCCTTTTAATGTTGAATCTGTATTTAATGGAATACCTAATGACATTAAATGTTTTTTACGTTCAGTTGCAAAATTATAATCTTTAAATTGCTTTGTTTTCTTTAAAGCATTTACTAGTGTAGTTTTTCCCACACTCATTGTACCACATAAACCTATTTTCATATCTTAGTTTCTATAATCAGATAATAAATTTTTCATTGATTGGTTTTTATAAAAAGGAATACCTTCTCTTTGGCGTCTCATTTCTTTCCAATCCTCTTTATCCTTTTGAAATCCATATAAATAATATTCTGCTCTTTTTTCATTACCTTCAGGTATTAAAGCGGGTCCATCCCAATTATGTAATTTACCATCCCATGTATAAGCAATGGTACCATCTGTTTTTACTAATTTTCTTGATTTTGGATATGTTTGTCCTGTTTCTATGCCCATAATATTATTTTTTATTTGTTATCAATATACGAAAGTTATTTTAATTATCCAAAAGTGATTCAGCAACATATGTCCCTTGTGCACCACTTACCGTTATACCTCTAGCTGATAATGCATCGCCAACAAAGTGTACGTTAGGATACTTGGTGAGGGCTAAATTGGTATAATCGACAAGTGGCTCAGGAGAAAGATATTTTACTTCAGGCACATAAATACCCCAATCATCTTTAAGTGTTGGGAATACTTTTTTCATGTCTTCAATAAAATCCAATACATACCAAAAATATGGTTGCATCGCTTTAGTTATTTCATGTAGTGTATCTACTTTAATTGCTGATACATTTACACCTTCTGATGTAGTTGATGGTTCTCTAGTTGGACTATAATATAATCCTGTACCATCTTTTTGTAATTTATTTACTACATCTCTAGACCATTCAAATGGTTTATCAATACCTCTAACTTCCATTAATATACCAAAATTGGTCATATTATTTCGAAATGCTTCATCTTTTTTAGCGTGTCCATTGTACGAATGGTCTCCATACGTTTCTTCAACGGCAACATATGCTGCATTGTTGTTTGTACAGAAAGAACGTAGTGATACTCCTTTGTCTTCATATTTTCTATATAATTTGAAATCATAAGATACATCAATTAATTTTTGGAAATGTTTTTGTGGTGCTTCAAATCGAACACCTATTTGTACTGGTTTTGGTTCTGTTGGTAAATCATATTTTTCTGCTAATTTTTTACCAAAATCAATACCTGATTTACCTACACCAAAAATAAGTTTATCATATTTATTTCCAAATTCCCCACACATGACCATTTGATTATCAAAATCAATATCAGTTACTTTAGTTTCCCAAACAAACTCAACACCACCATCAACTAAGAAATCATACCAATTTTTACCTATTTCATGTAGATAATCTGTACCAACGTGCCATACTGGGAATAATCTTAGTCCAAAATATGGTTTAATAAAATCGGGCTCGGCTACAGGGTTAGAGCATTGTACTTCTTCTGGTTTGGGGTGGAAACGTTTAAAATTATCAATTACCTGATCAAATAATTCCATTGCTTTTTCTTCACCACAATATTTAGATAATTGCCCACCAATGGAAGTATGGTAAGTTAATTTACCATCGCTCCAGCCCCCTGCACCGAGGAATCCCGTCATTACTTCTTCATATGGTCTTTCATATGGGTTTTTACCCATATCAATAATAGTGATTTTACCTTTAAACCCCTTATCAATTAGCTTAGTAGCAGCGTTTACATTTGCTACACCTGCTCCAATCATTACTATGTTTTTACTCATATTGTATTCTTGTTTATGTGTGAATATACGAACTAAGAATGGCGTCTCCTAGGGAGACGCCACAGATGTCTGTTTTTTTTTTAATCTCGACTGGCTATGAAATCAGTCTATATGTTTTTTTATCTAACAATCACAACAAGGACAGTCACAAGACTTTCCACAGTTGCATTCTTTACAATTACATTCCATATTATTTTATTTTATAAATTAATCCCTGCTATATCTGAGTATAATATTTCGTGTTCTTCCCCATCTTTGTCTACTGCAAATACAGAATAATCACCCCACATATCTACATTATCATCATTATTAGAGTTTGGATTGTATATTACAAACTCTCTTCCATCTCCTAGTTGAATAAAAGCATCATCAGCATCTCCTAAAGCTTTAATAAGTGATTCTTTATCATAATCTTCTTTTAATAGCCGACCTTCCTCAAAATATTCTCTATCTCCATATTCTCCACTAGACATCCACATTAAAACAACATCTAAACCATACTTTTTAGTCATATTGTTTAATATAGCTACATCTTGGTCATTGTCATTTAATTGACCCAAAGGAGAATTAGGGTCATCTATGTCATATTTATTTTCTTTTAATAGCCTTCCTTCAGCTAAATATTTTTTTAAATCGAAGTTATCCATTTTATTTTATTTTAATTAAAACTGTTTTCATATTTTTCGATATCATCAGCAGTATAATAAATAGCCATACTTTA